GGCGCTGGGCGAGGCCCTCGACTGCACCCGCACCTGGTCGGCGTGGGGCGCCGGCACCATGGGCCCGGACGACTTCGAACTGGTCAGCGAGGACGCTGAGCGCGTGGCCGAGATCGCTGACGCGGCGATCGCCGCTTACATAAAGGCGGTGCAGCCGTGACCGCCGTCGCCAACCAGCTGGCCGCGGCGATCGAGCTGCTGCTGGAACGCATCGACCATCCGCCGGCAGCGAACTGCAGCTGCCACCTCAGCCCGCCGTGCGGCGACTGCACGGACTACGGCGGCCTGCGCGAAGCGATCCAGGAAGCCGAGGCGGCGCTGGCTGCGCACGAGCACGACGAGCGCCACCCCGACGACCGCGCCGTGGACGCCTTTGCCATCGCCATGAAGCTGAAACTGGCCGAGGCCAGGGCCAAGGGCCGCGGCGGCTGGCACGACCCGGCCCAGTGCAGCGCCGAGGACCTGTCCCGCATGCTGCGCGAGCACGTGGAAAAGGGCGACCCGCGCGACGTCGCCAACTTCTGCATGATGCTGCACCAGCGTGGGGAGGCGATCGCTGCGCGCAGCCAGGCCACGCGCTGCGGCACCTGCAACGACGAGATCCAGCCCGATGCGATGACCGGCACGACCTGCAGGTGCGCGCAGGCACCAGCCGACCCCATGGCCGCCGCGATGTACGGCCACGACCTCCACCCGGAAGGGTATTCGCCGGAGAAAGCCCGATGAGCACAAGGATCAGCGATGCAGCCGTGGATGCTGCAATGTCCGCAACCTTCGCGGACTACCGCGCCGACGGCGACGTCGTCGGGCAGATCAACCTGCCTGAGCTTCTCGGCCGCTATGGCGCCCATCATGCCGTCGATGAAGAAAGCATGATGCGCGCCATCCTCGAGGCCGCCCGGCCGCACATGCAGGGGGAAACGGGAAATCCCATAACGACGCCATGTTTTGAGGCGGCAGAGGCGCTCAGTGCTGTGATGGTCGCCAACCAGGAGAGGAAGGCCCTCTCCGCCCATCCCTCCCCGGGTGGTCAGGGGGATGCGCTGCTTGAAGAAGTCGCACGCTTCCTGGACTACTCGGTCGGCCACGACCCTTGGCCGAACATCAGGCGGGCTTACGGCGATGCGTGGTGGGAGCCGGTGAGAAAGATGCGCGACGATCTACGCGCCCTCGCCGCCCGCCAGCCGGTGGGGGAGCCGTTCGGCTGGTGGCTGGTCGATGACAACGGAATCGGTCGGCTGTCGCGCACGCCGCCCCCGGACACTATCGAAATCTACCGGAACACGCCGGGATACATGGCAATCCAGCTCTACACTGCCCCGCCCGCGCAGGCCGTGGACCTGAACAAACTGCGACTGCTCGGCGAGCGCATCGAGCAGGTCGGCAGGAACGCGGCTCCGACCGCACAAGGATCGGGCAACGTCTACTTCCGCAACGTGATCGACTGGGGCCGGGAGCTGCAGGGCCTGGTGGCGGAGGTGTCCAATGGCTGACATCAAGACGCGAGCGGTCGAGATCGAGGCCAGGCTACGGGAGCAGGTCCTGCACCACCGCAACCTCAGCAACCCACTGTACATGAGCGAGCATGGCCGGCTGCTGCACGAGGCGGCGGAGACGATCGCGGCGCTGCGTGCGCAGGTGGTTGACCATCCCTTGCTGCGGCCGCTGGCCGGCGAGCTGGTGCCAGCGGATCCCACCGGCCTGCCGCACATCGCGCCCCCCCTCGCCGCTGGGCGAGGTGGCCCCATGATCGGCGACCTGTACGCGCAGATGATCGCGCTGCTCGCCGCGATCGTGGTGCTGGGCGCGGTCTGCGGGATATGGCTGATGGCTAGGACCGCGATCAACACCGCGCGCGCTGTGTGGCGATGGGCCTGCTGGATCGTGCGAGGGGCGTGCCGTGGATAAGTCGCAGCTGGATATCCTCCAACACTCGCTGGGCCTGGACCAGCACGGCCGCGGCGAGAGCTACCGCAACCGTTTCGTCACCGGCGAGGGCAGCAAGGACCACGCGCACTGCATGGCCCTAGTCGAGCAGGGCCTGATGAATAGGCGCGCGGGCTTCGCGCTGGCCGGCGGCGACGATCTGTTCATGGTCACCGAAGCCGGACGGGCAGCGGTGCGGGAGCACAGCCCGCCGCCGCCGAAACTGACCAGGGCGCAGCAGCGCTACCAGCAGTTCCTGCGCTACGACGGCGGCGTGACCTTCGGCGAGTGGCTGCGGGGTTGGCGATGACTGAGATCCTGCACATGGTGCTCACCGAGTTCTGGCCGTTCTTCGCGGCGGTGGTGCTGATCGAGGTGGCCGGCCAGGCGGTTGCCTCGGTTGTCGCGGCGTTCCGCAAGGGGCGGGATCCGTGAAGGCCGTACTCGCCGACCACTTCATGGTGCTCGGGGCAATCGCCCTGGGCGCCATGATCGTGTGGGAGCTGGTTAAGATCGTGCGCCAGAAACCGAGGAAGCCGCACGATGAATAGACAGCCCGCCAACCTGCTGCTGCAGGACAGCACGCCGCCGTGCCATAACCGGCCGGCGTTCGCCGAGGGGCGTTGGCATGCCAGCGGCGTGGATCCGCGCACCGGCAAACCCCGATTTCGCTGGCACCCGCGCTGGTTCGAACAGCGCTGCGCCACGCACGACGGCGTCGGCATCGGGCCGAACGGCGAGAACTACCCAGCGGCGCATGGGTGGGATTGCACCGGTTGCAGGTGGAGGCCGGCCAGATGAGGCGCAGCCACGTGCGCGCGGTTGACGCCGTGCGCGCGACGGGCCGAGAATCGAGGCTCGACCCGCCCATCCACCCAGCCGAGGGCATCTGCATGCAGAACTGATCGTCGACACAACTACGCGCTGGAACGCGAGCCCGGGTCATGCCCGGGCTTTTTACGTGTCAGAACAGCTCGGATGGATCCGGTACCGCCTCGCGCGCTGGCGCGTCGACCGGCACGGCAGGCCCATCGCCATCCCATGGCTTGTCCAGTGGATTCGGCGCGACCCAGTCCGGATCGATGCCCATGGCCTCGCGGCCGGCCTCGTTCAACCTGCCGCCGAGCACCAGGCCAGCCAGCTGCAGGCGACGCACCGAGTTCCAGGCATTGGTGTACGCAGTCTCGACGGCATCGGCGAGCTGCTGCACCTCGAAGCGGCGCTCCGGCTGCTTTGCCATCACGCAAAGGATGGCGAAGTCCTGCAGGGGGAAGGAGCGGGAGAGGCGCCGGACACGGGCGAACCGGGCGAGGAATTCATCTTCAAAGTTCATAATGTGGATACCGATGGGGACGGCGCAAGCCTCGCACATCCGCATCACCAATTGCAAATGTGGATACGGCACTACGCCCGGAACGTAGTAGAGAGGGCCGATTGTAGTAGCGGTGTAGTGGCGCCAGCCCTTGCGCCGCAAGGGTTTACTACGAAAACTACGAAAACTACCGATCCCCTGACACACCCCCCTATAGAGAAACCACATCAACAAAAGCGAATTACAAACATGGATACCCCATGAAAGGAATAAATAAATAACCGTAGTAAGTGTAGTAAGTGTAGGAGAGGCAGGCAGGACAAGGGTTTCCGGCACTACATCGCTACTACACCTACTACAACGCCACCGCAGAACCCTTGCGGCGCTTGCGTTTCAGCAGAACGCGGACCAACATCGCGCCATGGCCTACGTCCAGATCAGCTCGAATGCCTCCGCGCTTGCCCACGCCCTCGGCGACTTCACCGGCAAGCAGATTCCCTTCGCCACCGCATCGGCCCTGACGACGCTCGCATTCCAGGTGCAGCGCGCGGAGAAAACCGAGATGGCCAGGGCCATGGAGCTGCGGAACAAGTTCAGCCAGAGCGGCGTCCAGGTGAACAAGGCCGACAAGGGTGACTGGCCCACGGTCTACGCCGAGGTCGGCATCGAGGAGAAGCGGTCGTACCTGATCGATCACATCACCGGCGGTAAGCGCCAGGGCGGGACGCACGGCCGAGCGATCCTGGAGCAGGAGAACCTGCGGTCGGGATCGGGCAGGGTGCCAGCAGGGAAACGGCCTGCAGCGATGATCGCCCGCATCAAGCGTGCCCAGCGCCAGGGCGAACTGAATCGCAGCTTCGGGGCCAAGGGCCAGCGCAAGGACAAGCGGCTGCCCTTCATCTTCCAGGCCAGGAAGTGGGGCAATGAGGTCATCGCACAGCGCACCGGCGAGGAGCGCTACCCGCTGCGGATCGTGTACGCCTTCAAGCGGGGGGTCACCATCAAGCGGGAGTTCGAGATGGATCTCATCGCTCAACGCGAGGTGGACCAGGGCTACTACCAGGCCTTCGACAAAGCACTGCGGCGTGCCATCGCCTCGGCCAAGAGCAAGAGCGAGCGAGACCTCAGCATCAGCAGGGGCGTCGAGATCGACACCGGGCGCTGACCCAGCAGCACCAGGGCACGGGGTGCGTGCCCACCTTCACGCCAGCAGCAGCGATGGATGCGACGAGGCAAGGCGCAGGCGAGATCGTGCGCGAAACTGAACGAGGCAGGGCGAGGGGGTGGATACGCACAGGTTATCCACAGCCAGAGGGGTTGCGGGTCCTCCCTGGCAAGGTCGGCGCACGGGGGACGGCGACTGCCCGGCATCGCTATATGCAACGCTGAAAACGAGTAGGCGCCATTTCGCACACTGATGGAACGATGGCGAGCCGAATGCAGGCCCATCCAGGCATCACCGGCGAAAACTGAACGCTCGCAACCCCTTCACGTGGCCGCCTGCACGCGCCTTCCCGCGAAACCGCGTTGGCATCCGTTGCCGGTCCAGTTGTCAACACCGTAGAATCGTCAACAACAGGGGCAGCTCGGCAACCGGCCGACCAAGGCACGATGAAAATCACGATCGCGGAAAAGTTCGAGCTGTGGCCGGTCCAGGCCCTCACGCCCTACGAGCGCAATTCGCGCCTGCACCACCCCGACCAGGTCGAAGGCATCGCCGCGAGCATCGCTGAGTTCGGGTTCCTCGCTCCGATCGTGGTCGACACCAACCGCAACCGCATCGCTGCCGGGCACGGCCGCCTGATGGCCGCGAAGCTGCTCGGCATGACCGAGGTGCCAGTGGTCGCCGTGGACCACCTCACCGAGCAGCAGTTCCGTGCCTACGTCATCGCGGACAACAAGCACACCGACAACAGCCGGTTCGACGACGCGGTGCTGGCCGCCGAGCTGGCCGACCTGCAGGCCGAGGGTTTCGACCTGGGCCCGCTGGGCTTCAACGACGACGAGTTGGCGATGCTACTGCCGGCCGAGGACGATGAGCCGGCCGAGGCCGCCGCCACCACCGACCCGGACGCCGCGCCCGACGCACCGGCCCAGCCGACCACGCTGCAGGGAGACCTCTGGCGTCTCGGCCCGCACCGCGTGCTGTGCGGCGACAGCACCAGCATCGAGCAGACCGACGTGCTGATGGGCGGCGAGCTGGCCGTGTGCCTCTGGACCGACCCGCCGTACAACGTCAACTACGAGGGCAGCGCCGGCAAGATCCTCAACGACCACATGGCCGACGATCAGTTCGGCCAGTTCCTGCGCGCGGTGTTCGACAACGCCGCCGCGCACCTGGTCAAGGGCGCGCCGGCCTACATCGCGCACGCCGACGCCGGCCCGATGGGCATCGCCTTCCGCCGCGAGTTCATGGCCGCCGGGTTCTACCTGGCGAGCTGCCTGATCTGGAACAAGAACGCCCTGGTGCTGGGCCGGTCCGACTACCACTGGAAGCACGAGCCGATCCTGTACGGGTGGAAGGCCGGCGCCAGCCACCGCTGGTACGGCGCCCGCGACAAGACCACGGTCATGGATCTCGGCGACCCGACCATCACCGTCACCGCCGACGGCGCGGTGCAGGTGGTCCAGGGTGAAACCACGGTGCTGATCCGCGGCGAGGGCATCACGGTGGAACGCGTCCGAGGCTCGGTGTTCTACGAGGACAAGCCGGCGCGCAACGCGGAGCACCCGACGATGAAGCCGGTGGGCTTGATCGAGCGGATGCTGGCGAACAGCAGCAACCCCGGCGACATGGTGCTGGATCTGTTCGGCGGGTCGGGCTCGACCCTGATCGCCTGCGAGCAGACCAAGCGTGTCGCCCGCGTGATGGAGCTGGACCCGCGTTTCGTCGACGTCATCGTGCAGCGCTGGCAGAACCTGACCGGGCGCACCGCGCGCCTGGAGGCCACCGGCGAGACCTTCGCCGAGGTGGTCGCCCGCCGTGCCGGCGCCGAGCCGGTCCAGACCGCGACCCAGCCCAAGCCGATCGAGCAGGTGCCGGCACCCCAGCCGATCCTGCTGGCCGGCCAGCCCTTCCAGCAGGCCGCCAACGACGACAACGCCGCGGCGCGCAAGCGCGCCTGACGCTGACCCGGCATGGCGGAAGGGATCAGCCTTCGGGAATTCGGTCGCCAGCTCGGCGTGTCGGGCGAGTATGTCCGCCGCGCCGTGGCCGACGGCAAGATCCCGGCCGACTGTGTCGGCGAGATCACGCTCCGATCGGGCAACAAGCGGCCGGTGATCACCAACCCGGAACGGGCCGCCGAGCACTGGGGCCGCAACCGCGACCCCAACCAGGTGCGCGACAAGGCGGTGATGGCCGCCGGTGCCCGCCGCGGCTGGGCCCAGCGACGCGGCGAGGCGCCGCCGCCGGAGGACGAGGACGGCGACGACGACGAGGGCCAGCAGCAGCCAACCCGGCCGCTGGCGGCCAATAACAGCGTCGGCGACGTGCCGGGCCTGCCGTCGATCAACCAGAGCAAGCAGCGCACCGAGGCCTACAAGGCCATGACCGCGCGCCTGGACTACGAGGAGCGCCTCGGCAGCCTGGTCAACGCCCAGCAGGTCAAAACCAAATTCGTGACGATGGTCACCACCGCGAAAACCAAGCTTCTGGCCGTGCCGACCAAGGCGAAGTCGCGCATCCCGACCCTGACCATGCGCGATATCGAGATCCTCGAGGACCTGATCGCCGAGGCGCTGGAGGAGATCGCGCTTGGAAGCTGATGCGCTGATCGCCGAGGTGCGCCAGGCCTGGCGGCCGCCGCCGAAGCTGACCCTGTCGCAGTGGGCGGACCGGCATGCGGTGCTGTCGGCGGAATCGTCCGCCGAGGTCGGCCGCTGGCGCACGATCCCGTACCAGCGCGGCATCATGGACGCCATCACCGATCGCCAGATCGAGACGGTGACCTGCATGAAGTCCGCCCGCGTGGGCTGGACCAAGATCATCAACCACACGGTCGGCTACTACGTCCACTACGACCCGTGCCCGATCATGATCGTGCAGCCGACGATCGGCGACGCCGAGGGCTACTCGAAGGACGAGATCGGCCCGATGATCCGCGACACGCCGGTGCTGCAGCCGCTGTTCCCGGAGACGGGACGGCGCGAGGCCGGCAACACGATCCTGCACAAGCTGTTCCCAGGCGGCCAGCTCCGCATGGTGGGCGCCGACAGCCCGCGCGGCTTCCGCCGTGTGTCGATGCGCCTGGTGCTGTTCGACGAGGTCGACGGCTACGCGGCCACCGCAGGCGAGGAAGGCGACCAGATCACCCTGGGCAAGCGCCGCGCGGAATTCTTCTTCAATCGCAAGTTCCTGCTCGGCAGCACGCCGACCCTGGACCAGACCAGCCGCATCAAGCGCCAGTTCGAACGCGGCGATATGCGGTACTACCACGTGCCGTGCCCGCACTGCGACGAGCCCCAGGTGCTGAAATGGCAGAACCTGCGCTGGGACAAGGACAAGCCGGAGACCGCGCACTTCGCCTGCGTGCACAACGGCTGCGTGATCGAATACAAGCACCAGCGCTGGATGGTCGAGGAGGCCGACCGGCGCAACCTGGCCGGCGACAAGCGGTATGGGTGGGTGGCCACCAACCCGGACGCGGAACCGCGGCACGCCAGCTTCCACATCTGGGCCGCCTACAGCTACAGCCCGAACGCCAGTTGGGAGCAGCTGGCGCGGGAATGGCTGGCCTCGCACAAGAACACCGAGGAACGGAAGTCCTTCATCAACACCGTCCTGGGCGAGACCTACAAGGGCGAGGGCGACGCGCCGGAATGGAAGAAGCTCTACGACCGCCGAGAGCTCTACCTGGTCGGCACGATCCCGGTCGGCGGCGTGCTGCTGGTGGCCGGCGTCGACGTCCAGAAGGACCGCATCGAGGTCGAGATTGTGGCCTACGGCCGGCGCATGGAGAGCTGGTCGGTCGATTACCGGGTGATCCCGGGCGACACCTCCCAGCTGACCGGCCCGAACAGCCCGTGGCCGAAGTTGGCCGAGATCCTGGACGAGGAATTCACCACCACCGCCGGCGGCCGGGCCCGGATCACGCGCATGGCGATCGACTCCGGCTACAACACCAACACGGTCTACCAGTTCGTGCGCGGCCAGGCCGCCAACCGGGTGATCGCCGTCGACGGCCGCGACAGCTACCAGATGATCATCGGCCAGCCGAAGGCCGTCGAAGTAACCGTGCAGGGTAAACGCAAGGGCCGGAGCGTAAAACTGTGGCCTGTCGGGAGTTCCCTGGTAAAAACGGAGCTTTACGGGTGGTTGAAGCAAGAAAAGCCGACCGACGAGAGCGGCGAACAACTGCCCTATGGTTATTGCCATTTCCCCCAGTACGGTGAAGAATACTTCAAACAGCTCACGGCCGAGGAAATCGTGCCGCGACTGGTCAAGGGCTTCCGGCGGTACCAATGGGAGAACGTCTACGGTCGAAATGAGGTGCTGGACTGCCGCGGCTACGCCCGCGCAGCCGCGTTCCTCGAAGGTATCGACCGATGGACGGAGGAACAGTGGGCCAGGGCGGAAGCTGAGATCGCGCCAGCGCCGGAAGCACCGGCCACGCCGAAACCTGCCGCATTCAAACCCAAGATCAGCCGCCCGGACGACCCATACCTGTGACCGATTGCTTGACCAAAAAGCTGTGGTTGGCCGAGGCGGAGCTGGCGCTGCATCGCCTGCTGACCGGTACCGCCGAGCAGACCGTGCAATTCGGTCCGAGCAAGTCGGTCACCTACACCCAGGCCAACATCAACCAGCTCAAGGTCTACATCAACGATCTGCGCAATGAGATCGCGGTGTGTGAAGGCCAGGAGCCGGCGCGTCGCGGCCCCGTGCGGTTCATCTTCTGACCATGGCGCAGATCGCAGCCCGCACCACCGGTGCCGTCCAGATCCTCGACCAGTTCGGCCAGCCTCTGCGCGCCGACGGCGACACCTCGCACTTCGCCGCCTCGCGCACCGCGCGGGAGCTGGCGCGCTGGCAGCCGATGCTGGAATCGGCCGACACCGAGCTGTTCGGCGAGCGCGAAACCATCGCGGCGCGCAGCTATGACCTGGAGCGCAACAACGGCATCGCCGCCGGCGCCATCCGCACCCAGGTCGACAACATCGTCGGTACCGGCCTGCGCCTGTCGGCGAAACCGGACTGGCGCGCGCTGGGCCGCGACAGGGATTGGGCCGAGGAGTGGGCCCGCACCACCGAGGCGAAGTGGCGGACCTTCGCCAACAGCCGCGACTTCGATGCCGCCCGCCGGCTCAACTTCAACGGCCAGACGGTCGTGATGCTGCGCACCGCGTTCCTGGCCGGCGATGGCGTGGCCCTGGCCCAGTGGCTGCCGGACCGACCGGGCGCGAAGTGGGCGACTGCCTTCCAGATGGTCGATCCCGCGCGCCTGGGCACCCCGGGCGGGCAGCTCGGCCTCGGCGGCACCGGCAACATGCGCGACGGCGTCGAGATCAACGACCTCGGCGAGGCCATCGCCTACCACATCCGCAAGTCTCACCCGGGCGACGTGTACCAGCTCGGCGGAGAGGCGATTCAGTACGAGCGCGTGCCGGCCCGCACCCGGCACGGCCGCCTGCGCGTCATCCACCTGTACGAGCAGCTGCGCGCAGGCCAGACCCGAGGCAAGTCGATCCTGGCCGGTGTGATGGGCGCCTTCAAGATGCTCGACCACTACCAGCGGATCGAGCTGCAGACCGTCGTCGTCAACAGCATGATCGCCGCATTCATCGAGACGCCGCTCAAGGCCGATGAAATCGCCGAGCTGTTCGGCACCACCGACAAGTTCATGGAGTCCCGCAACAGTTGGGACGTGAAGCTCGAGGGCGCAGGCATCATCCCGCTGCACCCCGGCGACAAGCTCAACGCCTTCACGCCGACCCGCCCGAACAGCGCCTATGAGGCGTTCGTGAATGCGGTGCTCCGTTACATCAGCACGGGCCTGAACATGCCCTACGAGCTGCTGATGAAGGATTTCAGCCAGACCAACTACAGCAGCGCCCGCGCGGCCCTGCTGGAGGCCTGGCGCTACTTCAATGCCCGCCGCGAATGGCTGGCCACCTACTGGGCAACGCCGGTCTACGAGCTGTGGCTTGAGGAGGCCGTGGCACGCGGCGAGGTCGAGGCCCCGGGCTACTACGACAACCAGGCCGCCTATTCCGCATGCCGCTGGATCGGCGCCGGCCGCGGCTGGGTGGACCCGATGAAGGAGGCCGAGGCCAGCGGCGAGCGCGTCCGCAACAACGTCTCCACGCTGGAGCGTGAGGCCGCCGAGCAGGGCCTGGACTACGAGGAAGTGCTGGAGCAGCGCGCCCGCGAGGAGAACCTGGCCAAGAAACTCGGCCTGCCGGGCGCCGCGGCACCGGATTCTATGACAGAATCTCGCAATACCACCACCCAGGAAACCACCGACGACACGGACGCGCCTGCCGGCGCCCCTGGCGAGGAATGAACCTATGATCCGCGTGCTTTCCCGCATCAAGAGCGAGCCCTGGGCGATCACCCGCGAGGCGATGGACACCATCCTCGAGATCGCTGCCCGCGAGAACGAGACGCCGCAGGCCGTGGCCGCCAAGATGGGCCGCCCGCTCGAGAACACCTACGACGTCGAGTACCGCGACGGGATCGCCATCCTGAGCGTCACCGGCCCGCTGTTCCGCTACGCCAGCCTGTTCACCGCCATCAGCGGCGCCACCAGCTACGACCTGCTGGCGCGCGACTTCAACAAGGCGCTCAACGATCCCTCGGTGGAGTCGATTCTGTTGAACATCGACAGCCCCGGCGGTGAAGCCAGTGGCGTCTCCGAGTTCGCGGACATGATCTACAACGCCCGCGGCAAGAAGCCGGTCGTGGCCTACGTCGGCGGCGCCGGCGCCAGCGCCGCATACTGGCTCGCTTCCGCCGCTGACCGCGTCATCGTCGACGAGACAGCGATGCTGGGCAGCATCGGCGTCGTCCTGGGCATTGAGGACAGCCGCGAGCGCGACACCAAGAACGGCATCAAGCGCATGGAGATCGTCAGCGCGCAATCGCCGTTCAAGCGCGTGGATCCGGCCACCGAGGAGGGCCAGAGCCGCCTGCAGGCGCGTGTTGATGCGCTGGCCGAGGTGTTTGTCGCCAAGGTGGCCCGCAACCGCGGCAGGGACGTGGAAACCGTACTCAAGGAATTCGGCCAGGGCGACGTTTTCGTCGGCCAGGCCGCTGTGAACGCTGGCCTCGCCGATCGCGTCGGCAGCTACGAGGGCGTCATCTCGGAGCTGCGCTCGACGACCAACGGCCGGGCCGGTGCCATCGCCGCCGCCGGCGGCAACAACGAGGAGATCGCCATGGGCGACAACAACGGCGCGCCGGCTGCCGATTCCAAGCCGAGCACCCTGACCGCCGCCCAGGTGGTCGAGCAGCACCCGCAGGCCGCCGCGGATCTCCGCGCCGATGCCACCAGCGGCGAACGCGCCCGCATCAAGGGCATCCTGGCCAGCGACGAGGCCGCCGGTCGTGATGACCTGGCCAAGCACCTGGCATTCGACACCGACAGCACCGTCGATGCCGCCGTGGCGATGCTCAAGGTCGCCCCGAAGGCCGCCGCCGCTGCCACCGGCTTCGAGAAGCTCGACGCCGCGATGAAGGCCGAAGGCAACGCGAACGTCGGTGCGGACAGCGACAACGGCGAAAAGAGCGAGGACGAAAAGTCCTACGAAGCTCTGATGGCCGGCGCGCGCGCTGTCGGCGCGGCCAAGTAACCAAGGGAGACCTCAACAATGAACGATCGGGCAAGCTTCAGCACTGAAGGCACCAGCGTGGTGGACAACCTGCACGCCGGCGACTTCCCCATCCGCGGTCGCAAGGTCACCCTGGTGGCCGGCACCTACAAGCGCGGCACCCTGCTCGGCGCAGTCACCGCCGACGGCAAGTACAAGACCTCCGCCTCCGCGGCCACCGATGGCAGCGAGAAGCCGTCGGCGATCCTGGCCGAGGACCTGGTGCTGGCCGCCGACGCCGATGCGATGGTCTACATCAGCGGCGACTTCAACCAGAACGCAATGACCTTCGGCGCCGGGCACACGCCTGCATCGGTGCGTGAGGCGCTGCGCGATCTCAACATCTACCTGCACAAGCCGGTCGTGGCTTAAGGGGACGGGGAACTATGGATATCTACGGCACCACCACCATCAACCGCGTCGTGCGCGACATGCGGCGCTTCCCCTCGTTCCTGCTGGGCCTGTTCTTCGGCGAGATCGAGGAATCGGAGACCGAGGACATCAAGTTCGACGTCGAGAACAAGCGCCCGCGCATCTCGCCGTTCGTGTCGCCGCTGGTCGAAGGCCAGCTAGTCGAAAGCGAGGGCTACGTCACCAAGACCTTCACCCCGGCCTACGTGAAGGACAAGCGCGTCCACAACCCGAAGCGCGGTTTCCGTCGCACCATCGGTGAAACGATCGGCGGCAATACCACTCCGGGCAATCGCCTGGCGATGGCGCTGTCCGCAGACCTGGCTGACCAGCAGGAAATGCTGACCCGTCGCAAGGAAGTGATGG